GAAGGTCTTGCTCCTTCTCTGCTGCTCGCTCACCGTACATACGATCCATCGCGTCTTGCTGCCTGAACGCAGCACGTTGGCCTTCGCCTACAGCGATAGGTGCTGCTGCCATTGGATTCAATAATCCCTTTGCAGAATCTGCAAGACCCCCTCGCCTAATGACATCAGTAGGGGCCATTTCTTTTGCTGCCATCAAAGAATCTTTTACTGCTTGATCCGCAACGCCAGCTTCGGCAACAGATGGGAGCTTAGTCAAAGCTTCCGTAGTCAGTGTTGGGTCAGCAGCCAACGCAGCCGCTTTTGCTGAATCTGCCGTCTTAGCGGCAGTTGCAGCCTCTTTTGCTAACTGCTCTGTTCCTGCAATTGCTTTTGCTCCAGCTTCAAAGGCTTTTCCAACTCCAAAGCCAGTCAACCCAGATAACAGACCCTCTTTAAGATCACCAGTCACCGCCGTTGTCGCTAAGCCAGAACCAATCGCGCTTGACACCGCTGCGTTAGATGCCAAACCACCAACCGCTGTACCCAAAGCACCCGGCAAAATACTGCCAAGACCAGCCGTTATTGTGCTTCCAAAGACACTGCCCAGCAGTGGAGCGAGGAAAGGCAAGAAAGCTTCCGGCTGTCCTGTCATCGGGTTGGTGGTGAGTTGCCCTGTGGGCGACAGAGAGGCTATACCAGCCACCTCTATCGGGTTCATGTGAACCATCATGCTGTCGCCGTATCGGCCTTGCTGGGCCATCTGCTGCGCCATAGGCTGCATTGGGAACATGTTTGGATTGTTCATTAGCTGGTCTCCACTCCAAAGAGGTTAAAGCTTACATTGGCGGCACTGGCGTAAACCTTAACCACATCTGCTTGAGAAAGGCACATCCCGATCACAACCGTTCTAGAGGTGGTTGCTGCGAGAGCTTCATCGAAAAATATAAACTGCTTGTCATCTGCTGACGCACCACCCACATGGATGCTCACCCTGAACGTGATAGCAGATCCGCTTCGGTTGCATATCACCAGTGAACTCACTGTGGTCTGAGCTAGATTAGGTGTCGTGTACAGCGTTGTCGTTGTCGTTGCTGATACGTCAGCCTGACCAAGTACCTTGATAACGTCTGTCACGATGCACCCATCAACAAGAACTGGAACCTACGCATGGCAAGCGATCCCGTCTTGTCACCTTGAGTCTTGGCTTGAATCACATCGTTTTCAATCTGATCCATAGCTTGTTCGATTGTTCTGCGAGTGATTGCCTCATTACCGACATCGTATTCTGGGGCAGGCACCGGCAGTGGATTCTGTCTAGTCGCCATTACCGTCTACCGTCCTGTCTCATATCAAATCGTAGATCACCTAGTCGCCATCCAAAGCCAGAACCTGTGCTTTCAACCCGAACAACAGCATGCCTAGCTCGAGTCCTTATGTTTGATTGCGTGGTGCTAGGCGTAACAGTCGCAGTAGCTTGTGTTGTTGGGGTCTCTAAAGGGAAGTTGCTGCCTTTAATGGTGAAGTCGATTGACGCATCTTCTGTAGTTCCGCTGAACTTGAAGTCAGGGATGATCCTGCTGATCATCATAAAGCGATCACCTTCAGCAATCTCAAGATCGCCTGACTCCACAAATGCAGTCATGGCTGATCCGTCATCGTCGAATCCAGTTTCTTGGTTGTACAGGTAATTAGCATCTGTAACCCCAGTATTCACAGATGACGCGATAGGGTTCGAGGCTTGCGAGTAACCCATCCATGCGCCCCGATCTAACGTCCCAACAGCCCAAAGATTCTCTGCGTAATTGTACGATACATAGTTCGTAATCTCTGTGTCGCCTGTGCCCACTGGGTAGAACCATATGACCTCTGAGAAGTCATTGTTCTCAGCAGCAAACACCTTGAACGCTTGGCCCTTGTTGAGATTAGAAAAGACATGCTCTTTCACGCTACACGGCAGTGGCTGGACTGACCCGTTGTAGACGTAGAAACCACCTGAATCCATGAAGTAAACCGAACCTCTAGCGTTTACCGCTGCGTTAGGTGAGATCATGGATATGTCAGTACTTAGCGTTGCAAACTGGAATGTGAACGGGGCACCCACAAATCGCATCGAGTGAAGACTGACATCTGTAAACACAAGGATCTCTTGCCTTGTTTGAACAGCACCAACGATCTGAGATCCTGAGTTTATTCGCACACCACCAGCAGTGTTTGTCGCTGTTGGCGTCCAGTCAGCAGCATTCTCTTGATCTGAGAAGCGTATAAACAATGGATCAATGTTGGATGAGCCAATCGGGTTCGTTCCAAAAGCTATAACGTGTTGATCTATATCAGAAACTAAAACCTGCAACGCAACGGTTGGCACATTAGATGCGCTGCCCAAAGCTGTAGCGTTGATCGCTCTAGCACCAGTACCAGAAGACTCATCCCAATAGAAGATGCCGCCACCCCTGATATTGAAGAGCAAGTCCTCACCAAAGTTATCCTGACTGATCAGGCGCAACTGATTAGAAGAAGCAACACTGCTAGAGCTACCCCAAGTGCCAGAACCCCATGTGCCAGCACCCCAACCAGTGCCTTTAACAAACGTGTTCAGACCTGTATTGATCTGATACGCAGCCACTGTTGAGCTACCACCGTTGCCGCTGTCGCTTGCGTTGGCGGTTACAGTCGCGCCGCTAGTATCTTTCGCCACGATGGTGAAGGTGTTTGTAGTGGGCACAGAAGCAATTTGATACTCCTGATTTAAGACCGATGCGATTACATTGCCGCCCAAAGATGCTGCATCAGAGAAGGTAACGAAGTCATTGACCACTGCCCCGTGTGCAGTCTCAGTGACGGTGATAGTTGAGGAGCCATCAGTAGCTGCAAAGGTCGCGTCACCCGCGCTAGTGGTCAGCCTGATCGGTGTGACATCGTTGTATCCAGAGCCTTCTGCTACATAGAACTTTAGATTGGTGCCAATCCCAATGTAGTTAATTGATTCGAGCGAAGACCAGTGATGGAGTGATCGGCACACACCAAGAAAGCTTTGATCAGAGTACTTAGTCCAACCGCCAATCTTTTCTACTCGGCCTTGTCTGAACCTGATCTTGTCAGAGTCAAACCAGCCAGCATCGGCTGTGTATTCGGTACCTTCTTTGTTAACGCCTGGGGCAAACTGTACCTTCGCCAGCGTCATGTGTTTACCTCATTCCCTTTGAAGACATGATGAGTTCTTCTATTCCATCAACTTGGTAGGTTGCTGGATTTCTTGGTGCTCTTCCTTCTGGTAAAGACGCTCTTCCAAAACGATTGAGTAGATATTCTTGAGCACTGTTTAAGGCGTCCATCTCTAAATCATAGTCAAAAATAGCCCTTGCCTCTTTTTCTGTTTGAGGAGGCATCCTTTGCACATTAAAAGCGCCTCTATAGCCATCACCTTCTTGCACTGTCGGCCCACCGTTAGACATACCAATCAGCGAAGCCAGCCCTACAGGGCCACCCGTTGCCTTACCGACGTTCATCGCTGGTCTTATGTTTGGCCTCCCACCAGCTTGCTCCATAGCGCCGCTAAACCCTGTCCTTTGCTGCACTGTTAGTGGAGTGGGTGGAGGTGGAATCTGTATCGCTTGATATCTGGGTGATTGAGTTATTTCTCCCATTAAGCTTTCTGGCCCTTGAGTTTGAAACATCGGCCTTTCAGGCAAACCTTGAGTAAATCTTGGCGGTGGATTGTTGCCAAAAAACATAGGGTTTTCTACCATCATCGGCCTGTCGCTAGACTGCTGTTCACGTAATGCCATCTCCTCGTTTAATCTCTGGTCTGCTGGAGATCTATAGACAGTGCCTCCTCCACCTCCTCTTTGATATCGGCCTGCGTCCATCATTGGGGGAGGTGATCCCGTGTATTGTTGAACACTTCCTGTTGGCGATAGAGACTTCCCAAGGGTGGGGTCTGGATTCCTGTTATATTCATCTACAACAGCTTGCGACTCTGGATTGAAAGTTCTTGCTCCACCTTTAGAGCCGCCTTTGCCAGAACTCGTCTGAACGGGAAACCCTGTAGCAGGATCAATCTGTCTTTGACTTATTGCTGGCTGTCTAGATAAGAAATCACCCAACCCTGTTGGGCCTTGCATCCCACCATAACGATTTGGCGGTGGACTGTAAGGGTTTCTGGGCATTGGATATCTGGGTTGTTGACCAGGAGATCTGCCAAACCTGTCGTTATAACCACCAGGAAACGGATTTCTACGAGGGTTCTGGGTTGGAGGAAGAAAAATAGTGCCTGTTCCAGGAGAAGGCATGGGAAATCTGCGAGGCATGTTTCTTCCGTAGTCATAATTATCAGGAACCGTGCCTCTTCCAGCAGGAATCTGACTTCTTAAAACACCCCCTCTAGTAGGAAACCTTGTACTAGGAACAACATTCCCGCCGCCTTTTGATCCCGCTGTTCCAGGAGTACTTTTAGCCATTATGCATATTCTCCAGATCTAATCATTTCGGTCACCCTCACAGCCCTCATGCCTACTTGTTTCGCCCACTTGCTGTCCATAAATTCATCAGCAGCTATATCGAACTGTTCGCGTGACATAGCTTCAAGAGCCTTTACAAAACCACGCAATCTGGTCAGACCGAGGTTGAAGCACATATCGATCATTGCATCTTGACGCGCTTCGTTGATGCCATTGAACCAGAAGTATGTGTCGGCAAGCTCGCTCTTTACTCGCGCTACGTCATTCGCCAACAGGTATTCGATCTCGTCATCAGACAACCCAAGGCCATACTCTGAGATATTTCTGCCTACACCTATGGTCTCAAAGCCAGCGGAGCATAGGTAAACTTTAGACTTGACGCCTTCATGGCGCTTAATCATTTCGACTAGCTTGCTCATTACTTCTCCCGTGCTACGGAGTTGACCTTCTCATATGAACGCATAGCGCCCAATCCGAGCATGCCCATCATAACTGGCACTAGAAGCGTTGTATCTACCTCTGGCACAGCTACCCAGATGCTAATTATGTTGGCGATGATAGTGTTGTAGAGCAGGCCCAGCGCACAGATCCAACCGATAGCAGGTCGCCATCCGGCAACAAACAAGCTCTTATGTGCAGCTTCCATCTTATTGATTTCAAGCTGGCCCTTGAGCGCCTCATGCGAGTGTTTTTCACTCATCGTCGCTATCTCATGGGCTAAGGCGTTCTTCTGATCCTTGTCTTCTATAAACTTGTCCAGCAGTCCAGTGACCGGCCCAACTAGCGATGCAACAATACTCATTTTCCGTTCCCTCGATTCTGCCAAGCTGACGCGCCATAGTAGGATGCGACGAGCGCGGCAGTGCTCACATAGTATGTGGGAGCCATATTACCTAGCAGATTTGCCGCTTGCTCCAAACCTATCCAACTACTGATAACAACCAGCGAAGGGTAAAGTAGCATCCCTAGCAAAGCGAACCACGCCATTGCTCTTTGTGCATCTGCCTTCTCACTCGACAGCTTTAGCTCTTTGAGTTGACGGCTGGTTTCAAGCTCCGAGTCCGACACAACACCATCGCCATCAGTGTCATATTCGGCGTATTCAGAGCCTTCTTGTAACTTTTTTGCTGCCATCAGTCGTATGTCTTTGTGTTTTGGTTTATGCGCTTGGGTATGCAGTACGCGCTGATATTGGTTTGTCGCTGTACTCTGCGGTCTTTAACCAGATCTACCTTGCCCGACTCGACCCATTGTGCAAACTGATTGCACCGCTGGATGTTGCGGAAATAGAACTGATCAGCAATCGGCTCACCTTCAACAAGCACTACTAGCAGAAACGCCATAATCATCCGTAAAGCCTTAATATAATTGCAAAACCTCCAGCGATTATCGTTCCGCCCACAAGTAGCGTAGTGCCTCCCACAAGAATTTGGTTTATCAGATGTTGCCGTTCCTTCTTCTTGCGAGCAATCATCCTCAAGTGATCTTGTCTATCGCGATCCTGCTGAGCCTTCGCGGCCTTGAAGTCATCAAGGAGCTTCGGATCTGCCACCAATAGGAGGTCATGCACTGACTGCCAGTGTCGTTCGTATTGGCGTTTAATCATCTGCAACTTGAGTATCTCGTTCTGCGTGAGTGGCTTAAAGGTGCTCTGACGACGTTGAGCCTCGAAGTCAGTAATACCCTCCCCAAAGTCAGAGATCATTCCCATGACTTGATGGACACCTTGACCAGTCTCGTTACATTGAGCTATTAGTCCGTTCAGGGCCGAAAGAGTGGCTGTCGCCGCAGCGATTGACTCAATTACCATGGGGGGTCAACCCATGAAAAACTGCGGCAATGCTGCCGCCGCAATCAATGCGTACAGTCCATAGATGAGATGTTCTAGGTGCTTAAACTTGTCAGAACCTTCAGCCAGTCGCTCTTCGATACGCTGGTAGCGCAAGGCACACTCCCGCTCATGTGCGTTCACTTCGTTTAGTGCTTTTTCGCCTGCGTCACTCACTTCTTCTTCTTTTTCGCCAAAGTCTTTTCAATTCGATCTGCTTGACCTGCGTGAAGCTTGGAAGCCCCACGAAGTTCTTTTATCAGCTTCCTTTTTTGTACATCACTAAGTTCAGCCATTGTTAGCTCCTAAACGCTTATGTTGACTCGTTGGGTAGGCGCTAATGGTTGCGCTTCTACTTTGTTACCTTCTTTGGTGTACATGGTCGGTATGATTGTTTCCACCGCCTCGCGCACAGTCTCGCCTTCAGCGCCTGTTCTTAACCGCTCTTGCTTCTGTACCGCTATCTGCTTCCAACTAATCTGAGCAGTATCACTAATGCTTATGTCCATTTTGCTCACCCTCAACAGGAAAACAATTGATATTGGCAGCTACCGTCCTTCGTTCACCCTCACCTTGGAAGGGGTAAACCATGTGCTGCATCCATGATGGGAACATATATAAGCGCCCCACCTGCGGCCTTACTACGACGTTCTGCGTAGGTTTGAGCCGCTCTCTATCCCATGTGCTCGACTGTCCGTAGTTAAAGCACAAACAACCGTCTGACTCACCAGAGGCGTTGTACAGACCGTATTCCTGTGATCCCGGCCTTGGCCCCTGCACTATCTGAGGCGGTACTCTCGTCCATGTTGTACAGCTAATACCCATCACGGTCTTCGTGCCATGATCGTGTATCGGGTTGTAGTCACCCTCGTAGCTATGCACTGACCATAGCTCATCCATCTCGACGTTTCTGTTACCGTCCAGCGACTGACCAGATTGGGCCATAAACTGGTTGATATACGTCACGCCCATCTCGCACAAGAACCTAGAAAACGGTGCGAGCCTTGGATCTTCGTGATCCATAACAAGCTGCTCACCTGTCTTGATCTGGCCTACGAGCGTATGCGCTGCGCTAACCTTATCGTTTTGTGTAACTAGCTCATCAAGGTAGTCGTTACAGGATTCAACAAACTCTGTCGGGATGTCCAACTCCATCAGAAATACTGACGGCAGCGGGTGCATCTGAAACTGAATCTCAGCCATTTACGACTTCTTCAGTCTCTTCTTCGCCTTCTTCGTCCTCTTCTGGCTCAACGAGTTGCGCGTCAGCTTGGACTTTAATCTTCATCATCAAAGGCCACGTCCCAGTTTTGCTTGGCATATCGCCCAATATCGCTAGGATTACGTTGATATCGTTTTCGTCTAGGTTGATTTGCACGGTCTATTTTCCCTTATGGTGTATATGCTTTGGCTGCGGTAACAGCAGAGTCAATGGCGGTAAAGTCTTCTGACCCCCAATCGCCTAGTGCCTTGCCGTGCTCAAGATACCCAGCACTACGAAGCACGCGCTCCTGCTTTTCAGCATTCGTCATGTCGTTGTAAAACTCGTTGTTTGCGTCAAGCACACTAGTGATGACGTTAGCGCCATCTAACATGGCTGCATACATCTTTGCTTTTTCTTCGTCGGTTCTTGCTTCTCCAGACATGATGTCCTCCTTATGATTCTAACGCGGCTACACGCGCAGTCAGTGCTGTGATAATTGCGTCTTGGTCTTTGATGGCTTTGACAAGGATTGGTATGAACTTTTCGTATCGCAAGCCGAGTTGTTTACCGTCTGCGTTGACAGATACTGTCAGGTTTTTCTTATCGGCAACTTTATATCCAGCAGCTTCTTCAAGCGCCTGTACGGACTGAGCAGTGAACCCGACGTCGATCCAATCTTCTTTATGGGTGCCATCTGGTGTTACAGAATTGAGGTCGTAATCTTTGTTTTCTGTGCCATCTTCGTTATCTAGGGTTAAATAATTTGCACGTTTATCCCAGTAATATGTCACTGGATTTAATGCTTTGACGAAATCTAGGCCAAGGTCTAGGTCAACAAAGTCAGTTTTATCGCGTTGATCGGAAGATACAGTGAGAGCAACTTGGCAATGCAAGGAGGCTGTATTTGCATCACCTAAGCCAATGACATTATTGTCTGATGTAGCTGGGCCTCCCGGACTTCCTGACCTTAGCGAATCATTGCCAATAGCTATATTATTCTGACCTGTAGTGATATTGAACCCAGCAGCATAACCAACGCCTACATTTGTGCCGACGGCGCTTGAGTGCGCCATTAGACCTAATGCAAACGCACCTACTGCTGTGTTTCTGGTTCCATTGGTTTCTTCACTTAGAGAGGCATATCCAACGGCTGTGTTATTATCACCGTCAGTCGCAACGTCCCCAGCAATGGCACCAATGAAAGTGTTGTTCTCTCCCGTGGTGACTGACTCGCCTGCACTGTACCCCACCGCTACGTTGAGAGCATTGGTGGCCGTAGTAAAGTTCTGCACTTTTAGTGCGCCCCTACCAACAGCTACTGATCGACTGCCTAATGTGTCAGCACTTAGTGCCAATGCCCCCACTGCCACGTTGTCATCTGCGTCGGTTAAGGCATCACCTGCCTCTGACCCAATTAATGTATTACGGATTCCCGTCGTGACTGCCACACCAACTGACCAGCCCACACCAGTGTTATGAGAATCTGTAGCTGTAGTGAAGTTTTGGGAGAACAGCGCATCTTTGCCTAAAGCCGTAGTGTGACTACCTTTAGTGTCTGTACTTAAAGCTGAATAACCTAAAGCTACATTCTCTTGTCCTACTGTTAAGGCATCACCAGCAATGCCGCCAATGAGGGTGTTAACAATTCCCGTGGTGACATTTGTGCCTGCATCAACCCCTACTGCCACGTTGTAAGCATCTGTAGCTGTGGTGAAGTTTTGCAACGCTAAAGCCGCATTACCAATAGCTACTGATCTGCTTCCGAGCGTGTCCGCACCTAATGCGGCAACCCCCATTGCTACATTTCTAGTACCTACAGTGATCGCATCACCCGATAGGCTTCCAAAAAGAGTGTTCTGCTGACCGGTGGTGACTGCCGCGCCTGCTTGATATCCAACCGCCGTATTGAAAGAATCAGTAGCTGTAGTGAAGTTTTGATTTTGTAGTGTTTGAAAACCTATCGCCGTTGACTTGCTACCCAAAGTATCACTGGTAAGAGATGCCCGTCCTATAGCGACATTGCCATCAGCGTCAGTGAGAGCGTCACCCGCCTTGCCACCAATTAAAACATTTTCAATCCCTGTACTGAGTGACACGCCTGAGTCGTAGCCCACAGCGACATTGTAATTTTCGGTAGCTGTAGTGAAGTTTTGAGCAAACAAAGCGCCTTCGCCAACGGCGACTGCTCTACTGCCTTTCGTGTCGCCACTCAATGAGTTACGGCCCACCGCAACGTTTTGACCTCCTACCGTAAGTGCGTCACCCGCTGTAGCACCGATGAGGGTGTTGGCAGTCCCCGTGGTGATTACATGCCCTGCTTCAAATCCCACTGCTGTATTAAAAGTATCTGTGGCGGTAGTAAAATTTTGACTCTCTAAAGTCCCGTAACCAACGGCTACAGATTTACTACCTTTCGCGTCA